TACAAGTTGAATGATGGAACACTTATCAATCTTTACGCAGCAAGCGTTCAGGAACTAGAAGCAGGTCTTGCAGATCTATCTATGAACGCAGCAAATATTCGTATGACAGGTGCAGAACTAACAGGTGGGGCACCAGCACCAACAGTTGCATCAGTAACACAAGCATTTAATGCACAACCAGTTGTAGGTGTACCAGCAACGCCAGCTGCACCAGTTGCAGCAGGGGCAGGTTCAACACACAGTTGCCGTCACGGAGTAATGACATACCGTGAAGGTGTTAATGCACAGGGCAAGCCTTGGAAGGGATATTTATGTGCTGCACCAAAGGGTGCAACAGATAAGTGCGACGCTATCTGGGTTCGATAGCAAATGCGGCGACCAGAAGAATTTGAGTCGCCAAGTTGTGCATCAGTAGGTGGAGATTTCTGGTTTCCTGATAAGGAAAACGATGAGAAACAAATGCGACTTGATAGCAGGTTTGCTAAATCTGTGTGCGCTGGTTGCATCCACAAAATTGAGTGCGCTGAATGGGGTATCCACAAAGAACGTCACGGTATTTGGGGCGGGTTAGTGGAAAGAGATCGTCGCCTTATCAGACGCCAAAGAGGTATCAGGATCAATCAGGAGGACGACGTTGCTTAATCTTTCCCGTGCGTGGGGTGGTGTGCTTACCAAAGCCACACCATTACCTGACGTATGGACTGGCTTAGCTGCCAAGCAGATTAAGTTTAGACGTGGGCAAGTGTGTATGGTTGCAGCAGCACCCAATGCTGGTAAGTCAATGTTCGCATTGATCTATGCAATCAAGGCAAAGGTGCCCACGCTGTTCTTCTCAGCCGACACTGATACAACTACCGTGATGATGCGAGCAGCATCGCATACATCAGGTCACTCACAGATTTCTGTTGAGAACAACTTGGCTAGCGATAGTCATTACTACGACCATCACTTTCAGAAGATTGACCACATCAAATGGGTCTTTGATTCATCACCTTCAATAGATGATCTTGAACTAGAGATAAGAGCCTACGTAGAACTCTACGGAATTGCGCCGGAACTTATCATCATAGATAACCTAATGAACGTAGCAGCAGAGACAGACAATGAATGGTCAGGACTGCGTGCAATTATGATGGAGTTGCACGATATGGCACGAAAGACTGAAGCCTGCGTACTGGTATTGCACCACGTCTCTGAGCAGTCAGAGTATGGCTCCCCAAGCAGACCACCTGCCAGACGTGCTATCCACGGTAAGGTCAGTCAGTTACCTGCATTGATACTTACCCTGGGCTATGACCCAAATCAGAATACTTTGGCGGTTGCAGCTGTTAAGAATCGCTTTGGACCACACACAGCAGATGCCTCCGATTATGCACAGTTGCTAGTAAACTATGCAGCGTGTCAGATCGGTGACCAAGATGAGTTTGGTTGGATGTTAAGGAGAGATGCTATGGCTGGATACCAAGGAGGATACAACGTTGGCTAATACAGAGATGCAGTATGTAAAGAACCGCATCAACAAATTAGAGAAAGACTTTGCTGCATTTGCATCGCTGTTGATTCAAGCAGGTATTGTTGAAGTAAAAGAAGAAGATGGCGTTCAAGTCTATGCAGTCAATAAGGTAAAACTGGATGGGTAAGAACCAACGCAAAGGTTCTCAGTTTGAGACAGATGTTATGAAGTGGCTCCGCAAATGCGGAGTTATTGCAGAGCGTTTGACTAAGGCTGGGGCAAAGGATGAGGGAGATATGGTTGTTATCATATCTGGAGAAACCTATATCCTTGAACTCAAGAACAGGCAAACCCTTTCCTTGCCTGAGTTCTGGAGAGAAGCACAAGTTGAGGCGCTTAACTACGCCAAGGCTAGAGGTCTTGGGGAAGTGCCTCTTTCATATGTTGTAGTTAAGCGTCGCAACGCAGGCATCGAAGATGCTTGGGTAATACAAAACTTAAATCAATGGATAAAGGAGAAACAATAATGCCAGTACCAGGTGGAGAGATTACAAGTACAGAAACGTGGACAGAAAACCAAGCAGCATACGATGCTGCAATGGCTGAAGAGTTAGAGAAAGCAAAAGATCTTATTAAGGATGATGAAGATGATTTGCCAGAACTGTCTTAAAGGTGGAGAAGAGAACACGCTAGGCCACTACAAGCGGTCAGCTAATTGGCACGAGAAGTGCGACTTTAAGGGGTGCGTATGTCAACACAAGACTGGTCCAGGGCATACAAGAGTAAGCGCATCCAAGCAAATGCAATCCCAATAGAACCTATTGTTAGTTTCTTTGGCGGTGAAGTACGCAGTGGCACCGGTGAGATAAGAGTCAAGTGCTTGATGCACAATGACTCACACCGATCTGCCTCAATGAATGTTGAAACAAACCTTTACTACTGTCAGACCTGTGGTAAGGGTGGCAATGCAGTTAACCTTGTCTGCATACTAGAGAATTTGGAGTTCGTAGATGGCATCAAACGTGCAATCGAAATTGCTTCTGGAAGCGGCGCAGCGATACGCACAGGCAATAAGTCCAGAGGTGCTAAGCGTGCTAGCAGGACGTGGGATATCTGAACTCGTAGCTGCTAAGTTCCAGTTGGGTACGGTAACCGATCCCATCAATGGCCACGAGATGCACGTAGGGTGGCTGTCTATTCCATACATCACTGCCAGTGGATCTTGCGTTGGCTTTAAGTTCAGACGCATAGATGATGGCAAGCCTAAGTATGGTAGCCCGACAGGGCAGAAGGCACACCTGTATAACGTCTGCGACATAACACTTGACTCACCACACATCGTGGTCTGTGAAGGCGAACTAGATGCTGTGGTAACTAGCGGTGTATTAGAGATCCCAGCAGTGGGTGTACCAGGTGTTGCTGCTTGGAAGTCACACTTTCCAAAGTTGTTTAGTGGTTATGAAACTATCTATGTTGTTGGCGACAATGACATTAAAGAAGATGGATCTAATCCTGGAGCAGAGTTTGCAAAGCGCGTGGCTAACGAGGTAATGAACTCAGTTATTGTTACACTACCACCAGGTATGGACATCAACGACTACTACCTAGCACACGGGGCAGATGCCACACGTGCTTTGCTAGTAGGTGAGAAGGGTGAGTAGAGACGAATGGTCACAGATGGTACAGATTTTGCAGCATATGGGCTTTCAGATCCTAGAGATCAATACGGAAACAGAGACCTTGTTGATCCGTCCCATACCGACAAGATAGATGCAGCTTTCATTGCAGATGTCTGGCGCATTATGGATCAGGCTGGCAATCTCTTGGTGCGTAAGCATCACGACTACGGCCCAAAGAATATTGCTCACTCACCAGGTGGACCACTTAATGGTTTGCGTGTACGTATGTGGGACAAGATAGCTCGCATCAATAACTTACTAGACTCAGGCGTTAAGCCAAGCAACGAGTCACTGCGTGATTCCTTCTTAGACTTACTCAACTACTCAGCTATTGCAATGATGGTACTAGATGGTGTCTGGCCTGAAGTGCAGGACAATGACTGATTTACACCCAGTTGTCTTTGACTTAGTGCCAGCGGTGGCCACAACTATTCACCGCAGGTATAAGAACTATGTCGAAAAGGATGACATCAAACAGGAGTGTATGGCTTGGGCTATGACTCGCTCTTCTTACATCAATGAACAGATGCTAGAGCCTGATGAAGAAAAGCGTAAACACAATGAGGTTCGTATTGCATTTCAGATGAGGCGTGTAGCAGAACGCTATGCTCGTAAAGAAAAGGCGTTAAAGTCTGGGTACCAGACAACTGATGAGGCTTACTATGAAAGCGCAGGGCTAGGTCAGTTGCTTCCCTTTGTCATTGCATCTGTTGTAGATGGCACAGTATTAGAACAGATACAACAGATGATCCAGGATGGACAACCAAAGGGTAAGTCATCACCATCTGAAGGTGGCAACTTGCTTGCTACCTTGATTGATATTAAGCGTTGTTTCTTGAAGCTAGATACACAAGACCAACTGCTACTGCGCTTGCGCCACTTTGATAACTACACACTGCAACAGATAGCAGGGCAGTTGGAGTGCGCTGTCTCTACCGCAGATCGTAGATGCCAGCAAGCATTACGCAAACTCATTGAACTATTGGGAGGTCCTAGCCCGTGGCAATGAAAGAGATAGAACTATTTGA